TACTTGCGCAAGATAAAAAAGAAAAGAAAGATTTGATGAAACGATTGAAGCATGAGATTAGACCTTATCCAAAAGATACGGCTAGTTATAATACGGAAGTAGTTCATCATCTAACAACATACGAAGCACCTGAAGGGGCTGAAAACTTTTGGTAAAATAAAATAAAACAATAATATGGATATAAGTGATTTCTTAGTAGACAAATATGAAACCGAACAATACGATTACAAAGTATTAGTTTATGGTAATTACACATTTAGAGATAATTTAGAAGCAGATTCTTTAGTAGAAGTACTTCGTAGAGTTATTCCTTATTTAAGTGAAAGACGAAAGATACATTTTACAATTCTGATTCCTGAATTTGTGAAATCATTAAACTTTCCAAATGTAGAACAACGAATCTACACACTACCAACATACATCAATCAGATGCGTACTCACTTTGATTCTATTCAATTTATGAAGTACATTGATTGGAAACGTAATGATTGGGATATTATTTATACTCACTTACCAGAACATACAAATCAGATAGCAAATTGTATATTTAACAATACAAATATTATGCCAAAGATTGTAGGTTACTCACATTGGTTTGAAGTTCCTGAAAATGCACCATACGCTAAAAATATGTTAGATAGTAGTGTAGCTGGTTTATTACAAATGGATGAGTGTGGTGTGAATAGTGAGTGGTTAAAACGATTAACAATTAAACACGCAGCTAAGCATTATAATCAGGATGTATTAGATAAATTGGAAAAGATTATTCAACCACATTATTTAGGTGTGGATAGAGTTAATCCAAGAAATGTATCGGATTATAATGATAAGACTGTTGTATTCAATCATAGAGATGCTGGTTACACTGGATGGGAATGGTTTGTAAAATGTGTTGATGAAATTTGGGAGACAAGACAGGATTTCAAAGTATATACAACTTTGGCACAAATCGATAGGCCTTGGAATGAGAGAGTTAAGTTGACAGGTAGAAATGAGTATATGGATTTCCTTTCTAAAATGAAATTTGGTGTAGGTACTTTCCAAACATATTCAGCTTGGAGTATTTCAACTACCGATGGTTTCTCTGTTGGATGTCCTTACTTACTTCCAAATAACTTTTGTTATCCTGAAATGGTTAGTGTAGCATCAACGCCATATCCATATCTATACGATGATAGAGCAGATTTTATTAAGAGATTTAATGAGATGTTAGATAATCCTATTGAATACGATACAACTGAAATAGCTAAGAATATGGTTTGGAACGAAAGAATAGCTAAATGGTTTGATGGTTGGGATAATGTATTCGAATTGAAGGCAATGACTGAAACCGATTCTCTATTAAAAATAAAAGAATTTATTAAACAAAAAGGTACAACTACCAAGTTTGAAATATTAGAGTATATGGGATGGGGTGTTAGGGTTAAGTTTACCGGTTATAGAAACGCTTTAAGATTAATGCCTGAAATAAAATTTACTAAGAAAGGATATGAGTGGATTGGTAACTAATTGATAATCAATCACTTAGAAAATACCCGATAATTGTTTGGCAGTTTCGGGTATTTTTCGTATATTTGTATAGTAACAAATTTAAAAGACTTAAAACACAATTATGAATCCAATTTTAGAAGATTACAAAGAGCAATTAATTAAGAAAACTTCAATAGTAGAAGTTGATATACCAGAACCACCTGCGCATTATGAATCTTACTTGTACAAATTTACCAATATTGATAATGGTAAAAAATATGTAGGTATCCATAAAGGCTTGGTTGAGGATAATTATTACAATTCATCAAAGAATGTTGATTTTAAAAATGATTATACTAACGCAACCTCAAAATTTAGATTTGAAGTATTAGCGTATGGTGACCATACTGAAATGTCATTCAAAGAATCCGCTATTCTTTCAAAAGCAGATGCTAAGAATAACTCCGATTGGTATAACTTAAGCAATGGTGGTGCTATTAAAGAAAAATTAAGAATGGATTTAGTTAAACAAATGGTAGAACGAATCCAAAGTGGTGAATTTGATTGCAAAGATGAGAATGGATTTTATATCAAAGAAAGGAAAGAAGATGTATGGAATTTAGATAGATTGCAGGTAAGAGAACAACAATATATTCCTGAGTTAGTCAATAGTGTACGTGATAAGATAGAAGATAAGTGGGGTAATACTGATGCTTGTGACCCGATTCTAATATATGAACAGCGTTTACCAGCAAAAACACCAAAAGGAAATAGACGTGATGTTATTGGCGATGGTAACAATACTATCGAAGCGGTATATAGAGCAAAATCAGCAGTATCGGTTAAAGTGAGGAGAATTCCGTATGATATTCATAAAGAACTATCTAATCAAGAACTTAGAGCAATTGGAGGTTTATTAAATCCTGAACCTGAAATCAGAAAAGTACCATCATCAACCGCAGATGCAGTTAAGTATATAGTTGGTGTATATGATACAACTGGATACTCTGTCGATTGTAAAGAGAATTTAGAATATCTTAGAGCTGTGGGTTTTACAAGTAATCAAATTAAAAAAACAATATTACCAAATGCTGAAGATATTATTAAAAAGAAGCAGTTTCAGTTAGGTAATCAAATATTTATAGAGTATGGCACTGGTTCACGTCATAGAGATGATTTAATCAATATGTGTGAAGCTCAAAAAAACTCCACAACTCATGCTGAAATTACATCATCATCTCACATTCGTTTGGATAGGCTTATGACAGGATTTAGAAAGGTGTATCAACAAAATCAAAAAAAGAAAAAACTTGTAGTTGTTATACATCATCCAACTCCATCAGCAAAAGAAGATTGGGATAATGAAGTTAGAGCACTACATAATGCGGAAGTTGAGTTTTGGATTAAGGGTATGGGATTTGATTTTGAATGGGTAGAGATGCCACACTTAATGGACAATAAATTAGTTAATTAAAATAAATAAATGTATCAAAACGCATATTATCAAAGAGAGAAGAATTTAGTACACATTTGGGATGATAAATTGGGTTATCGTTCATTTCCATATACACGATATGCGTATGAAAAGAGCCAAAACGGAGAATATACTTCTTTGTATGGTGATAAACTTAGTAAGATTTTCAAATTTAAAAAAGATGATCCTGATTTATTTGAATCGGATGTACCTGAAACAACTCGTATATTAGTTGATACCTACACAGATTCGGATATTCCATCGGAAGGACATGTTATTCTTACATACGATATTGAGTGTGAAATGGATACAGGTTTGCCTGATGTTGAGAAGGCTGAGAACGAACTTACAGCGATAGGTTTGCATGATTCTGCTACTGACCATTATTGGGTTCTTATTATGGACAAAGATGGTAAGATGAAAGAAAGTAATAATGGTAATCGTAGTGTTATTCCTTTTAGAGATGAGAGGGATATGTGTATGAAGTATCTTTCGTTATACGAATACATCAACCCTACAATTGTAACGGGGTGGAACATTGATTACTTTGATACTCCTTACTTATACAATCGTATTAAACGAATATTAGGTGCTAAGCACGCTAATAGATTATCACCAATTGGTGAGTGTTTCTGGTCACCATATCGTAAGAGATTCTTTATGGCTGGTGTATCTTATTTGGATTACATTGGGTTGTATAAATCGTACACTTATGTTGAGTTGGATAACTATCGTTTGGATACGGTAGCAACAAAAGAATTGGGTAGAGGTAAGGTAGAATATGCTGGTAACTTAGATGATTTATTCAAAACCGATATTGAAAAGTTTATTGAGTATAACTTGGTTGACGTACAATTGGTAGTTGATATGGAACGTAAATTACAATTCGTAGATTTATGTAGAGGTATCTGTCACGCCGGACATGTACCTTATGAAGATTTTGTGTATTCATCAAAGTTCTTAGAAGGTGCGATGTTATGTTACCTTAAAAGACAGAACATTGTAGCACCTAACAAACCTGCGGATAGACAAGAGATGATGCAGGCATTGAGAGATAATGAGCAAGAGAAATTCATTGGAGCTTATGTGAAGGCACCTATTGTTGGTAAATATGATTGGATATATGACTTGGATTTAACTTCACTATATCCATCAATCATTATGACTACAAACATTTCACCAGAAACTAAAGTAGCTAAGATTAGTAATTGGGATGCACAAAAGTTTATGAAGGGTGAGATTGATACTTTTAATATTGGTGAGAAAACTATTACAAAAGAAAACCTTAGAAAGTTATTAGATGAAAGTAAATATGCAGTATCATCTAATGGTGTATTATATACAACCGATAAAGTAGGTTGTATTCCAGCTATCTTAGATTTATGGTTTGACCAGCGTGTGGAATTCCGTAAGTTAGAGAAAAAATATGGTGAGGCTGGAGATAAAGAAAAATACGCATTCTATAAGAAAAGGCAGTTGGTTCAAAAGATTTTGTTGAACTCATTATATGGAGTATTAGGATTACCAGCGTTTCGTTTCTATGATGTTGATAACGCTGAGGCAGTAACCCTAACAGGTCAGACGGTAATTAAATCAACTGCTGAAATGGTAAACATTAAATACAACAAAGAGTTGGGTAAGAAAGGTGAAGATTATAATA